CGCTGACGGTGTAATATCCGAGGCGGAAGCTAGTGCTATCGAAAAGTACATCAACACTGTAAATAATGCGAAAGCAGCTATAGAAGCAACATATAACAAACTATATGCAAATACATACTTAACCGGAGTCGCAAAAACAAACCTGCTTAATGCAAAGGTAACACTGATGGGGGGCATAGAAAGATTAATAAATGCAATAAATACCGCCATTGCAGACAAGCTTACTACTCCAGACGAAAAACAGGCTGTTAATACACAGTTTGCAAGCTTCAACAGTGCTTATGCTGACTTTAATACTGCTGTCGAAGAAGCTAATAAGTCCATACAGGACAAGTTAAAGTCTTTCGCCGATGATGCTATGAAAAAAGCACTGGAAGCGTTACAGGATGCGGCGGATGCCGCAAAAGCCGCTGAAAAAGTAAACGGTGATGTTAGTGATTTACATGAATATGTAGACGGTGCGTTTGCCGACGGTATTATATCAGAAGCAGAAGCTAAAGCTATTGAGAAATATATCAATACAGTCAAGAACACGAAAGCCTCTGTAGAAGCTACATATAATAAGCTGTATGTAAATACATACTTGGTTGGTGTTGCTAAGACTAACCTACTCAATGCTAAAATCTCTCTCTTTGGGGCTATCGACAATCTCCTCGCAGCAATCAACGTTGCTATTGCTGACGGGCAGACCACTACTGCGGAGAAAAAAAACGTTGATGATAAATTCGCTCTCTTTAACTCAACTTTAGCCAGTTTCAATACAGCCGTCGAAGCAGCTAATCAATCAATACAGGATGCGCTCAAACAGTTCGCCGACAATAATAAGGCAGAATTAGATATACTGAGCGATAGAATATCCGCACAAGTAACACGTGTAGATAGCATTACACAACGTATTGATACAGCCGGATGGATTACCACGGCAGACGGTAACAAGATATACGCTTCTAAAGAGCTGGAAAATGGTAATACGCTTATATCTTATATCAACCAGGCGGGCGAAGCAACAACAATCCATTCATCTAAGATCAATCTGGAAGGTGCTGTTACTATTACTGCGCTTCATAGTGATCTGCAGACGGTGATTAATTCTAAAGTAGACAGAGACGGTTTAGGCGGATTGGCTTTTAAAGATGCCGTTGAAGCTGCGCAGCTCGGTAGTACTATTATCATAGGAGGTTATCTTAATACTGACTTGATTAAAGTACGACGAATTGATGCTGAGGTTGGATTTGTCGGTGGATTTACTATTGAAAAAGGACGTCTTATTTGGACACGTTCCGATTATTTCGGTGGGACGTCACGTAGCTTAAAATTAGGGTCCGGAACATCTAAGGAGGGTGTTGTTAATGTGACCTTCAATCCTGCCACAGATGGGCGCTTTGGAGTAGCAGCAATCGGAGCAAATGCAGGTGGTAGTGCAGCGATATATGGTTCATCAAAGACAAATCCGACTTATCCATCAAACTACGTTTACGCAGGTTTTTTCGATGGTAATGTTACTGTATTAGGTGATGTTTCCGCCAGGGGCTTTTTTCCTCAAGACAATAGTGGAAATTCTGTTTCAGTCGTATCTGATGCATGGCTTTATGGACTTAAAAATAATCAGTTAGAAGGTATTGCTTCTAAAAACATGAAGATTCACATTATAAAAGGAATGATTGTAGAGTGTTCACAATATTAATTTTGAAAGTATAATTATGAAAGTAAATTTAAACCGGAACTTACTTGATCACAAAGGTCAGGAAGCAGTTGAATTAGTCGATGGTAAGGAGAGGAAGAAATCTCTTCGTGATATGATCTCAGAAGCCTTGTATGCTACCGGCATGAATGCTCAACTAGGTATGGATATGGCTAAAAAATTACGTGCTTATAAAATGCTGCAGCAGATTATTAACAATCGAGGTGTGCTTGATATTGAAACAGACGATGCTACTCTCCTAAAGGAGATTTGTGCAGAGTTTTTCACCGCTGGCGTTTATGGACAGATTTATGACTTAATAGAAAAAGGAGGTAAAGAATGAATATTAAAGCAACTAACAGTACAGCAGTATCAAAGGTTACTGCAGATATCAAGATCAAGTACAGGATGTCAACTCGCGGCACTGAGGCGGTAAAAGATGTTACAGCTGAAATTTCTAATGATGAAACAGTTGTCGGATTCTTTAATATATCGAAAAACGGGGTGACTGGTTTTTCTCTACACGAGGATCACGGGCTGACTCCCGAGGAAGTGAAACAGGTATTCCAGACTGCTATTGATGATTGTAGTGAGGTATTGAAATGAAGTATTAATATTTTAGATAAATGATTATGGATTATTTCAAAAACTTACTTATTGGATTGATTACCGGTATAGCTGCTTATCTTAATCCTATCTCAGGGGAGATCAAAAGCCTTATTGCTGTATTTGCCCTCAACTTCATTTGTGGGCTTCTTACTGCCCTACTAATCAATCATGAAAGCTTTTCTTTTAAAAAGGCTTGGAGATGCATCGTAGAAGCAACTATTTTCTTTACCTTAGTTAGTTGTATCTATTTTATTGGTGAACACAAAGGAAATCCGGAAGGTGCACTTCAATGTGTCTCATTTATTACGTATAGCGTTTTCTATTTCTACGGGGTAAATATTCTGAGGAATATCAAAGAAATTCTCCCTAGCTCTAGCAATGGTTACAAAGTAGTAGCTTTCTTGCACTATGTATTAAGTGTCGAGTTTATAAAGAATATCCCTTATCTAACGAACTACTTACAAAAAGGAGGTGCAAAATGATTGAAGTTTTGGAGTTTATTTTTCAAGATTCTTGGCATTGGTTAGGAACAGCCATTTTGATAGCTATCATTTTCCGTGTCAATTTGGTAAAGATTGGCCCAATAACAAAGAATAAGGAGGAGAAGAAATGAAGGAAATTGATGCAATTATCATCCATTGTTCGGCCACGCGTGCCGGACAGGATTTACGAGCCAAAGATATTGACCGGATGCACCGGGCTCGGGGATTCAATCAAATCGGTTATAACTTCATTATTGACCTTGACGGAATGGTTGAGAATGGGCGACCGTTAAGCATTGACGGAGCGCATTGTAATACCAAAGGATTTTCAAAGTCTTCGTATAATAAGCATAGTGTTGGCATCTGTTATATCGGAGGCTTGGACGCATCTGGAAAGCCTGCTGATACACGTACTCCGGCTCAAAAAGCTAGTTTGCGTGAGCTGGTAGCAAAGTTATGTAAGGAGTATGATATTGTCGAGGTTCTCGGACATCGTGATACATCTCCAGACCTAGACGACAGCAGCGAAGTGGAACCGGCAGAATACATCAAGGCTTGTCCCTGCTTTGATGTTCGTTCCGAGTTTTCTAATTTTCTTCGTAATACAGTGATCCGGCCATGAAAACGCTAATTTATATAACCATATTCCTGATGTCAGGAATATGGTTTACTTCCTGCAAAACGTCTCATAACATTGAGACGCAAAAGCAGATTGACTATTCAGGGGATTTCTTGTATTTGCGAAACTTAATTGAATCACTACGGCTGGATGTGAATAAGCAAACGAAAGTTACTACTGAAAAGTTGAGTGAGCTGAAAATTGAGAATAAAACAGTTTACTTGTCTCTTCCAGATTCAGCTGGAAAACAGTATCCAGTCAAAGAAAGTATTACCACCGCTTCTAAACAGGAGCAAGAACAGACTGAAGTTGATGAAACATTATCCATTACTTTGCAGCAGTTCTCGAATCGACTTGATACTATAAGTAACAAGGTGAATGCTTTACTAAATCAAAGAGAGAAGGCAGTCGAATTATCTTGGTGGGATTTGCATAAAGATAAAGTTTATCGCTATGTCATAGGCTTGATTCTTGCGGGATGGTTGGTGTATAAATTCAAAAAATAAGTCTTTCTTTTATTGAAAATACAATTTTTTGGCGAAATTATATGTGAGAAAATACAATATTTGGGAAATAATATATATCTTTGCAGCAAAAGAATATCTCTGTTGGCGCAGAGATAAACTTAAAATTCGGTGATGTAAAAATATAAAATTTTATTTTATGGCAAAATTAAAGAATGTGGCTGAAACAGCCAAAAGGAAGCGTATAATAAACGCTAAAGAATGTGAATACGAACTTCGTGAGTCGTTAGAAAAGCTATTTGATGCTTTTTGGAATGCTGTACGTAATTATGAAAAAGAGGTAATACAAACCCCGTTTACAGCTCGTTGTCGAGGATTTGAAGCCTCCCTCTTAAACTCAAAAATAATTCAAAGTGTTCAGTCTGTTTTTAAAGATGACTGGACATTTGGAAAGTACAAAAGGTTTATGCTTAGAGTTAATGGATATATTATGCTTTTTAAGAAATTAAATAGTAAAAATATGCCAATGAATGTTCCAACTCGTTTTTCATCATCTATTCAGAACCAAGAGCAAGGTTATTTGTTTGATATGTATGATAACGGGACAGAACCTATTTTATTTTTTGGATATAATAAAAGTCGTTTTGGGGAGATTATAAATCCCAAATTGGTTTATATCGATGAAAATAAAGTGAGATGGACTATTTCTGAAAATGATATTTCTACAGTTAATAGAACAATGGATGTTCAGCCAGCTGCCGCTTCTCTCTCTGTACGCAAAAATATCAAAAAGAAAGAAGGAACAAATAATTAATAATATGATACATCACCGAATTTATTTTAGAAAACAACAATACTGATAGCAAAAATGGAAATCAACTATAAGCAGATAATATTTGCTCGTGAATATCGAGGTTACTCACAAACCGAGCTTGCTTCTAAGATTGTTGGATTGTCACAATCTAATTTATCTAAGTATGAGAAGGGTATTGGGCCTTTATCTACCGATGTGCTTAATCGCATAATAGATTTTCTGGGATTTCCAACTGACTTTTATGAGAAGAAAATCTCAAATATTGCAGAAAATGCGCATTACCGAAGGAAGAAAGGAATGACTAAAAATGAACGTTCCCAAATAGACCTTTCAAACAAGTTATTAGGTTATATTGTAGACCAAATGGGGGAGTCTGTGGAATTTCCAGATATGTCATTTCGAATGATTGACCTTGAAGATGGATATACACCCGAAACCGTGGCTCAGTACACCAGGAAGTATTTAGGCTTAAAAGATGAACCGGTTCGGAATATATTCTCTTTGCTGGAAAGAAATGGGATTATAATCATAGAATTGGATTATGATGTGGATCTATTTGATGGGGTTTCTTTTTTGACAGATGGTGGATATTATGTGATTATTATTAATAAGAATTTCAGTAATGACCATAAAAGATTCACTTTAGCACATGAACTGGGACATTTGATCATGCATACCTCAAATGAGTTTCTAATCTCTGAATATAGGGATAAAGAAGATGAAGCAAATAAATTTGCTTCAGAATTCCTTATGCCTTCTGATGCTATATCAAATTCTTTACGTGGACTAAAACTGCAGTATTTGGTGGAATTAAAAAGATATTGGTTAACCTCCATGGCATCTATTGTACGTAGGGCAAAAGATTTGAAATGTATTACTAACGAAAAATATAAATATTTTAGTATTGAACTAAGTAGAAGAGGATATAGAAAAAGCGAACCTGTGAGTGTATATATTGATATGCCGAATATGTACAATGAGGCTTATAAACTTCATAAGAATGAATTGGAATACTCAAATGAGGAAATGGCAACTGCATTTAGTTTGCCTATTGATGTTCTTACTAGATTTTGCTGTCCTACAAAAACTAATTTGAAATTAAGATTGAGTATATAATCTGTATATCTTATAAATATAATCATCATATGGCTAAAACAATAAAAAAATTCACTTATGCGGTGAAAGATAAATATGATAATATGGTAACTGTGTATGCAAGAATTGAAAAGGAAGGTGGTTTGTATTACTGGTATACAAGTCATTTGACAAAACCGCAAGATGCAGATGGAATAGGAATATATAATCCTTCTAATGTTGAGTCTAATCTTGATACTGCTGAAGCATTTTTGAAAGCATATATTAGTATGATGAAAGATTCTAAAGTAATTGTACCAAACAATCATTATTGATTTGTTATTTTAGAGATAAGTTGTGTTCTATTAATGATAAATCCTTTTTATATTGTCCCGTCTCTCTGATTCGGGGCTCTTCTTTTGCTTATCTCATTTATAATTATTATATTTGTATACAGACGTGGATGTCTGTTGTATCATCTCTCTACGGAAAAGTTGCTAATTTTCGAAAGCGGGAGACAATACGTTATTTATTCCATTAAGAATGAGCCTCGACTAAGTGTAGTCGGGGCTTTTTTATTTTGTGTTTATCTTCTTACATTTGCATGTATAAAATATGTATCCACAGTTTAATTTAACTTATTTATGTGTTTTAAAAAGTACTATTCTCGAAGATATGAGTAAGTTTGTGCAACTTTAAAATTAAACATTATGGCAAAGAAGATTGGGTATATTGAAAAGGATGGAGTAATATTTGTTTCTGTTAAAGACGTTTTTGAGTATTTTCGTGAAATGGAGGTAATTACCACAGAACAGTTAGAATGGCAATACCGGTGGGATTTTGAGCAAAATATTATTAAACAGATGTATGGCTGCTACAGGAGTGGTAATCTGGCTAATTCAGATGTTCCTTGGATAATTGATGGTGAATTTTATTGTCACTGGTTACGATTTACGTATTCAGACTTTACAAGTGCAATAAAGGTGTTGAGAAATGAACAGGAAATAAAGAAACTAGCAATGCTAATTGATTTTCATGACTTTGCACGCAGTAAGCTGTTTGTGAAGCGTAAATTTGCATTAAAATGATGATTGAATAAAAAAATTGGAGTAGAGGTAGCTGAATAAGCTACCTCTCTAATTGTATATTATCTTTTCCCAGTCGTCAAGGATTATCATTTCCCATTTTGGGATATCAGGTTCTATTTTGGTAATAGCCACGCCATATACAGAAAGGCTCTTACCCTTATGAGAGAATTCAATTTGCGCTGTTTCTTCTCCTTTTTGAATACGTAAATTCATAAAGTCGCTCATCTCCTCCCAGTTGGTAGGCCCTATAAGCAGATATTCAATTATGTGGCCTTTAACTGGTTTACCTATAATCTGATATTTTATTCTATCAACTAGCGAAATAGCTTCTTCAAATGTCATACTTGTATTTTTAGAGCAAAGATATAAAAAATAGATGCCCTCTCCCCTATCATATAAAAGCTATTTCAATCTGTGGAATTTCAGTATTACAAATTTCAATTCTATTAAGAAAGATATTTTCGTACTTCTTCGATTGCCTGTGATGCACTTCGGACTACCACATACTTATTACGGCATGATTCCGCTTGTTTTTGAAACTCTTTCTGTTCTTCTGACTGTTTCCCTACCCTCGTTTTAAACTCTATGCAGAGAGAAGCAAAACCCTTTTTGGGAATAAGTACGATCACATCAGAAACACCAGGCTTTACTCCTTGACGTTTCAGGTTAGCAGCTTCACGTATATGACGGCTTCCACCGTTCGGAACGGCAAATATAAGTTTGTCAGGTATATTAGGGAAATATAGAGGAATAAGTTTAAAGAACTCTGTTTGTATGCGAGCTTCCTCGTTATTATGTACTTCTTTAGAGCGCGTAGGATTACGCTGATCTGCATAACAATTATAACACATAAAGTCGGTACCGGTTTTAATAACCGATACCGTTTCTTTTCCGCATAAAATGCACTTTTCTTTAGTCATTATTCAAAATAAGCTAAATTGTATTGGTCTTCTACCTACTACTGCTATCGTTCTCTCATGAATTGGGCACTGCGAAGCATAGGGACATCTCCCTGACATAGCAGAAAGATGCGCTCCATGCCATTCATCCCAATCTGTTACATTATTAGCAGAGAGGAAAGTTATCAGTTTCATGCAGCAGAAGCCACGTTCTTTCTCTTGACCTCCTGCAACTTCGAATAATCCATTACTCTGTGGACGTTTCATTCAATTCTATCTTGTTATGAAAGTTGTTATAACTTAATCATCATTCTCATCAATCTTATCTCTCAACTCTTCACTTCCTGTCACTATGCCATCGGTATATTCACTTGCAGTTTGCAAATCATTGTTTAACACATGATTTCTCACAATGTTAAGTTCGCTAATTAAACTATCAATATATTCAATTAGTGATTCATTCTTGTTGTTTTTGCTATTCATATCTATTTCAGTTATTCGTTAATCTTATTCCACTCACTCTCCATTATCACATACCCGCACTTATTGCAACTGTGGATGAATGTATTAAATGGAACTGTTGTGTAATCTTCGACCGCCATCTCAATACTGCCACATTCCGGACACTCAATCTTTACTTCGTTGCAACCGGAATAATCCCAAAAGGATAGCTTACCTTTCACGTTCTCAAATGTTTTTTCAAAGAGAATTGGATTAGCCAACACCCAGTTATATACACTTTTATCCGCCCAAATGGATGGGTGGTTTTGCACACAGTCTACAATCTCCACACTGCCGATGATGGAGCCAAAAGGCATATTTCCAAACATGGTTTCTTTAGCTATTGTAGCAAATGCTACCTTTGTCTGCGCATCAGTTAGGTCAACGCTAAACTTTCTACCATGGGAACCGGAAGCATGAATAAGGACACGTCCACGGAAATTTGTTCGCCAACTCCGGTTCTCAATATCCTTGATACCGTGGACTATCAAAGAGGCCCATGGTTGTTTTATTGTTATTGCTTTCATTGTTCCAAACTTTTTTTGTTGCTACTTGTTTAATTAAAAAATAGATTATATGAGAACCAAATTACTACTTACGTTATTCTGCATATCATTATGCCTTAACATTACTTCATGTATGTCGGTGAGGGTTCACCCACATAAGGATAAAACAATTCCTCCAGGACAAATAAAGAAAGTGACAGGCAGTAAGTCTGCGAGATATTATGCTCCGGGGCACAATAAGTAGAATCGTTATTGTTCTGATTTGAACTATGCGGTAAACAAGAATATACCGCATAGCAGATTTATTATTTATTTCTCGACGCTTCCAAAACAGGAAGGTTTGTTTCCGTTGGTATGTATATCACAGTTTTATCATTCAGATTGCTTTGTTGACGTACCCACAAATATTGGATATATGCAGGAGTAATACTTCCATTTTCAATTTTAATCGCTTCGGCAGCACCTTTGGCACGTTCGATTTCAGCTTGGGCATTCAGTTTTTCAGCTTCCAGATTAGCTTTAGCTTCTTCAATCTTTATTTTACGGTTTTGTTCTGCTTTAGCGAATTCAGCCTTTCCAGACATTTCTTGCTGCCAAACGTTATAATAAGGGATGGTAACAAAACATCCCATAACAATTGCGACAAATACGATAGCCGCCAAAATTCCAAGTTTATTCATACTTTCTAATATTGGGTTTTATAAAGCCGCCCAAGGCTTATTAGTTTATTATTATTATATTTGCAAAAAAACAAATATATGTCAACAATATATCGTAATAGAACAATCCGCCCTTCAAGTAGACTTGAAACATCTGTATCTTATAAAATCAATACAGAGAAAGTCACGACAAATGATACATTGGTTATTACCATTAACCATGAAAGTGAGAATTTTCATAAAGAATTTACTTTTTCAGGAGAGAAGGTTGCAAACCGTTCCTCAATACACTTTAGATATATCAATGGAGAAATCATTTGGTCACCAGTTCAGCCTGATTAGATTCATATCTTTGCAGACTTAAATTATTCATCATCATAATCAGTATCAAAGATGCGAGCAACCATATCGACAATATTTTCTTCTATATCCTCGGTAGAACCTGTTACAGCATTAGCGATATTTTTCTTCTCTTGAATTATTCGATAAACCTTTTCGTCAATAGTGCGCCGGCCAAGGAAGTAGTAACAGGTAACAGAGTCTTTTTGCCCGATACGGTGTGCCCGGTCTTCACACTGACAGCAATCAGCATACGTCCAAGGGAATTCAACAAAAGCGACATTACTTGATGCAGTAAGCGTTAAACCAACTCCAGCCGCTTTTATCGAGCAAATGATTATATCCGCTTTTGGATTGTTCTGAAAGGCATCAACCGCTCTTTGCTTCTCATCCTGCGAATCTCTACCGGTAACAGATACGGCAGTGGGAAAGTAACGTTTCAGTTGATCTACAACTTCATGAAGCGAACAAAAGAGAATTATCTTCTTTCCATTCTCTCGGAAGTCTTTCACAAATTCAATAACATCGCGTACTTTTCCACGTGCGGAGATCTGCCGTAGAATATTGATACGTACCATGACTTCCCCTCGCAGAGCCTTTTCAATCTTTTCATCGTCGGCATCCTTATATTTCTGTAGATACATAATAAGATCACGCTCTGCATCCATATACTCCTTACGATTAGTAATTTCACATGTATTTACCTGGCGTATCTTATCTGGAAGATCTGTAAGGACGAGAGACTTTTCACGACGAAACATACAATATTTCCATAAATTGAAGTTCAATTCTTTCAAATTCGATGCTTCTCTTTGTCCGGAGCAGTACCGGTTAACAAATGGTTTGTAGCCACCGAAATCATCCATACGGTTTAGAATTGCCAGCTGTGGAATCAAATCTTTAGGCCGATTTACTACCGGTGTTCCTGTAAGCTCTATCACCCATTCTTTACCTGTACAAATACCCTTGCAAAACTTTGCCTGTTGAGTAGATGCAGACTTACAGCGATGGCTTTCATCAATGATAACAGACTTGAATAAATTGATTGAGTTTCTAAATTCCACATCGCGCAGCGTCCAGCCTTCGGCTTTCTTTATACGTTGTACGAAGTATTTCTTTAGTGATTCATAGTTTACGATAAAGACTTGATGCATTCCTGTTTGATAAAAGAAGGTCCATGTATCACGTACTTTATCTGTGAGTACCATTGCTTTTTTATCCGTAAACTTCTCCCATTCCCGTTGCCAGTTTATTTTTAATGAAGAAGGACAAATAACAAGACAAGGAAAAGCACCAGCGATATTAATTGTTGCAATACTCTGCAATGTCTTACCGAGTCCCGGTTCATCACAGTTCATAAACCGTTTTAATTCTAATCCTCGAGCAATGCCTTTAAGTTGATAAGGATAAGGTTGAATTTTAAGATTATGAGGAATGACCAGCTCCGGAAGTTCCGGAATATCGTAAACAGCTTCTTCTTCCCTTTTTTCATTGCCACTAAGCCAGTTTATATTCTCAAATTGCTGTATTTGATAAATCATCCTTTCAAGATCAACTCTACTCCTAGTCGGAATAATCCAAACTTTTCGGGTACCGTCAAAACGTCTTCCAGGAATCTGCCTGATCCGATCTACGATAGAAGGTTTATACTTGAAAGATAATTCAAAATTATCTCCTTTTAATTCGATATTCATGATTTAGAGTATTTTGTAGGGGGAATTATCCCCCTATAGTGATTGGTGTTATGCAGTTGCATCTAAAGGAGCTGGAGCTTCTATTTGCTTCTTTCGCCCTCTTTTTTTAGGTTTATCTTCAATTATAACGGCTTCTTCCGGTTCGTCTGTATCAAAATCAAGACGTTCCTGTCTGACTCCCCATTTCTCTTCAAACAGATAACTCTCAACTTCCGCGTCACAAGCTGCCGCATCAATGCTCAATTCTTCATAGTAAGGATAGTCTGCATCAAGGAGAGGAACGAAGATTTTCAGATCAACAACTTTGCCGGACTGAAGAAGTTTGGATCCTATGATAGTTATTCCGGAAACCCCATCGACACTGTCGTTCGCATAACCTGTAATAATATAGTTTTCTAAGGTTTCTGCATAGCCAGGAGAAGTAAAACTATCCTTATCGATTTTAGATGCTTCCGGCTGCTCACACAATACGACAAGATGCAATTTAAGACGGCTAAACGCTTCTCTTAAATCACTGTGAATAATCTGATCACAGCTCTTGTTTATTACATTTGTGTAGTTTGATTCAGAAAAACGCTCATTGTACACTACATTCAGCCGATCTTTCTTAACGACTGCCTTTTTGATCTCATTTTTTACTTGTTCCATAATCTTCTTTAGTTGATAAAGTGATAATACTAAACGTTGATACAACTCCCATGACGGCGGCCGTAGTTATTTCTCTTGATGTTGCATCTTCTCTTTGAGAGAAAGATAATGCTGTAAACAGGCCGATAACGGCCAGTCCGATTGTGATTTTTTTCAGGGTTCTCATAATGATTACTTTTTATTGTTATACATACTGGCCATTTTCATTTCCTCTTTTGCTTTACTTATCACAGTTACGCACCATGATAATTGATGTGTTGCCGTCCGGTTACAACGTTCGCACCAATCAACGAGGTATCGTTCCTCCCGACATAAAGAACTGATTAGGGCATTTATCGCTGTTGCTGTCGCTTTCGCATTTTTAGCTGTATCAACGAGCGTTTGCATAACCTCGGACTTCATTGTCTCATTAAGCCAATATTTCGAGTCTGCAAGCAGTTTGCCGGAGCGGGCAACATATACAGCTAAGTCATTGCCACGTTGTACAGCCTCTGCCGCATCTTCACTCATAGTAATATTGAGAAATGAATCTATATTGGTTAATTCAGCCAATATCTGTTCTTTTGATGTAATAAGTAAATTCATATTATTTTTATGATAAAATATAATCAGACCATCAATTGCCACCATTTGAAAGCAAGGTCCTCGTATTTCTCTTTTCCTCTGATATATGAAGGATGGCTACGATCGGTGATAAAATGCTTGAATATTTTGCAATTCTTTTTTGAGATTGCATAAATGAAATCCTGTTCACTTCCTGCAATATCCATATACCAGGCACGGGAACGATCCCAATCGAAAAAATCAATAGCTTCATCGAACTGTGCTTGGGATTCCGCAAAAGTCGTTTTTAAATCACCTCCAAAGTTGAAAGCAGATAGCCACCAGTCCCACTTACACCGCGTATCAAGGTGATAAGCAAAGTTCCCGTAATAGAACTCCTGCTGCCTATTAACCATAAACCTTTGTGTGTCAGACTGTGCCAATACAACAGCTAAAAACTGGTCTTTCTCCGCTTCCTTTCGGAGAGCTCTACGCATCTCAAGGCCTAATTCAAACTCTTCTTGTGTATATACATAATCATCTACCATCAGCTTGTCATACCGAACACGGTCATTCTCTGTGATAAGAGCATCTACAAGCGTACCGAATTTGAAAGCTTTCTCTTTATCCCCGTATTGAGCACGGGGATAAAGATAGTTTTTAAGTTCTGTCAGATCTGAATTGCTGACCTCTGTACGTGAGTAATATGAATCAGGATTTGACATAATTATTTAGCTTTTACATCTGCTTCATAACGGATGAATTGTGATTCAATATGTGTCTGATCTTTACTGTTTGCTTTCTTCTCACAGTATACAGTCATCTTTTTAAAAATCTTCTCTAACTCATCAAAAGGAAGAGTTTGCCCCTCGCCTATCCACCACATCTGAAATATTTCCAGGTATCCTTGCTGATGAAGAACAACAATCTTTTCTTTTACCTTAGCGTTTGTCGGTGGAGGTGCAACAGATGCAGCAGCACCAGCAAAAAGATTACCGATTGAGCTTTGTTGAGTTTTCATTGCAACCTCCTGCCTATCTGCTTCTTCCTTTCTCTTTAACTCTTGTAATTGTTTGGCTGCCTCTTCTGCTTCTCGTTGTTTGCGCAATTCTTCTGCTTTTGCGGCTTCTTCTGCATTTGCCAAGCGAAGCTGTTCCAGTTCAGCCAACTCTTTACGCTTAGACGGAATACGGTCGATAAGATCTTGTTTAACACTTGAAATTTTAGCCTTATACTGTTGAGCATATTGCTCATATTTACCCAGCAATGTATTTTTGCGAATCTCTGCTTTTATCTCCTTATTGATATAATAGGTAGCATATTCAGCAGTGAATTTATCAAAATGAGCTTTCGGGTAATCAGTTTGGAAAACAGTTATACCGATTACTTCTCTATCAAAGTTTACATAAGTCAATCCCGAAAAAATATTCTGCAGCTCGGTTACCTTAGAAGATAGATATGAACTGAAATAAGAAAGAAGTCCATTTTCTATTGCTTGTTGATAGCTTACCTTTTCATTATTGATTAATACTCTTTGCTCGGCTTCTTTCTTTCTCTTCTGCTCTTCTTCATATTTGAACTTAGCATACTCATTGCGCTTTGCTACAAGCTTTCCGGGGATTGTAGAAGAATCCTTAGGATCAATTTCTTTTTCTTGTGAAGTAAAGAAAGAACGAACTTTGTCGAATATCTGCGTGATGGGCTTGCGACGTTCGTCCATATTCTTGAGAGTAGTATTTACTTTTTTCAAGAAGTCAGCTGCAGCCTGATCTATCGTTTCATTCATACCTTCTCCCTCGATTGTATCAAGGAGAGCCTGCCCTGCTTCATTACATTTTTTTACGGAGAGAGTATTCCTTCCCATAATTTCGGGAAAAGATGACAGAATATTTTTTGCTTCGTCTATTTTGATTAACTCTGTTGCCATATTATTTATTTTAATCGGTTAGTAAGTATTAGAATCCACCGTCTTCATCATCATCGGAGACTGGCACCTGTACAGGTTCTGGAGCTTCCAGTTGTTTTTCTTCACCGAAAGGAATATTAGGATTATCCACAGCCTGAACGGGTTCATTAACCTTGTCTTCATCCACCAAGCCATAGTCGATAATTTCTTCCTCTTCTTGATCAGAAGCCATTATAGTAAACTTACCTGTACGAACCTTAGGATAAGCATCAAACGCATGTTTGATCATCTTATTCTCAAGGAACCCAGGGTCAATGCTTCCATTATTCGAAGTATAAAGTGCATTGGCTTTACCCAATTCACGTCTTTTAGTTTGATCGTTCCACTTCGAATTTGCTTTTTCACTATAATGTTTCAATCGTTCGATATCACCTTCCATTAACCATTGATAATCTACCGAGTTGTCATTTCGTACAATACGAATGAATGCAGCAATAACTTTGGTTGAAGTACGGGGGCATTGTGCTTCATACTCGATATTCTTTATACCATTAACTAAGGATGCTTTAAAATGATCTCCCTCATATACAACGACTGGATTATCCGCATACTTGATTTGCCCGGCACGCATACGCATTGTCAGTTCGCCATACCCTGTAACTGAAACATAGGCACGTTTTTCATAAATATCATATCCTTGTGCGTTCTTGTGTCCGGTTTTACTGCTTCTGCTAAGTATATAGCAAAGTGGATGTCCTGTTTGATCTAATGTAAGACCGTTGACTGCTATATCAAGAAAACAGCCATATAGAGACATCTTTGTCGAATCTGCCAAATCAGGATTATCACGGAGAAGTTTTTGAAAGTTGAATACTTCTTTATGATACATTTGCTCACCTTTATCTGTTCCCCAGATAGCATTGTACATTTGAACGAATTTTGCCTGTACATTTTCACTTTCGACAATTTTCGTTGCTGGAAGCGCATTTAGCTCTTCCACTTTTACTTCAATAATTTTACTCATAATTGTTTAAATATTAGCATTTTATTAATCTCCTTGATATACTCCACGTCTATATTCCTCCATTAAAAGAATATCTTCGGCCGTGGGCTCTATGCTTATATCTTTTTTATCAGGTTTAATCTCTACAGGAGTAGGAACATAGTTCTTTTTCTGTTCTTCTCTTTCTGCAATCTGCTTTCCGATACTATCTTGCAGAGCCTGTAATACTTCTGATGATTTCGGTATATATCTCATACAGCGATCTGCATTAGTTGTTTGATAATGTTATCTGGAACTTTATTATGCAAATCCATCATTGCACTGGCTGTTTCCAATTCGGATCGTTTCACATAATATTTTCCTCTTTCCTTATTATTTGCCGGATAAAACTTAATCCAGGCTTTTTCGCGCCACTCTTTTATTAGGCGTTTTCCGTATATTTCTTCCGCTTGTGATATTGTTACTACTTCGGGGAGTAGTCCCAGCATCGTAAGCGTTTGCACCGTCCCAATTTTAATGCATCGGGCGACCATCATTTCGAAGCAATTTTCCATAATCTCTAATTAGGCTGTTTCTTTGTTTTACTTTTGAATGGTGTTGAGCTTTTAATTACTGAAACACATCTGCATCTCTATGCTATGCTGCCTGATTAATATTGATTAGAGTTCATATACTTCTTCAATCCTATTTCTTCGTATTCTTGCCCGCCGACTCCGGTTAAGGTCGTTGTTGCAGTCAAATGCAATTTGAAAGGCAATAATTCCAAGAAATGAAAGAGCGATTAATGATTTCTGTAATTGCTTGAAGTCTATATTTAGAGCAAAAACTCTATTTATCCACCAAGCACCAAGTTCGTTTAATTTGCTGGTCCCCGTCTTTTTGTAGGCCTTATCTAACAGGACATTTACCGTTCCGTAGGCAGTACCTAATCTGTCTGCAATCTCCTTCTTTGCCAAGCCACAAGCAGCCAGTCCCGCTATTTGATTTTCCCGCTTGGTTAGAGCAGAATCAGCTTGCAGTTCCATGATGCAAAGTCTCTAGTTCGGCTGCCGCTCTGGAGATTCCTTTGGTGACTTCCAAAGCTTCATTAGCCATTCTTACAGCGACATTCAATACTTTAGCTTTGTAGGTTGAACGAGCGGAAGCAGGTTTGTTGTTGAGGATATTGTGCACTGTACCCTGTGAGCATCCTACTTCCTTCGCAATCTGCTTTTCGTATCCGTAAGGCAGATTAGCTTTGATAGTTTCTAATTGATTTTCCATATACATTATTATATTATAGTAATTAGTTCCCTGGAAAGCGACCAAGCCTGCCAAGGACAACGTATCGCTGTTGCGCAGATGATTAAAGATTCATTCTATCTCGTAACCTCTTTCAGATTCTCCATTACCGGAAGGCGCATTCTCAAAGGGTTTGCATCGAAAACTAAACCTGCATGCTTTATTATTTTAGTCTTTAACTTCTTCGCAAGTTTCTCCGAGCCAAGCGACACATTCTGTTGTACCTCTAGTAAAGTCTACTGCCTTATTTTTAGGATTGAATTTACCCTCAACTATATCTCCTTCTTTTACTCCTGCTTCCTTTTTTAGCTCCCATAGAAGCCATTCGTTACCAGTTGAACCGATTACATTCTTGATTCTCACTTTCATGACTTAATCCTCCATTTCTTTATTATCTTTATCTTCTACTTGCAAGGCTTCAAGCATTTCGTCATCAAGTTTAGAAAGATCGAGTCTTACTTCTTCACCGGAGTGGTAACTTGAAACTACTAGAATACAGGAATATCCGTTCTCATTGTATTCGAAATCGAAACGTTTACTTCCGCCTAGGATGCGCATTACTTCATTTAGATTCTTCATATCTTGTCTTTTTTAGAGTAAATAATCTATTTTGTTAACTTTGTTGCCCTTTTATTTTGGCGTTATCAATGTTTTGCGTTAACTTTATAGTGCAAATGTAATTAAAAACATTACACTGTAATTAAAAACAAGACAAAATGTGTAATCTATTAAGATAATTTAATAATATTCGTATGCATATAGGTAACAAAATCAAAGAAGAAGTCGCTAAAAGAAATATAAGTGTAACAGACTTTGCAAAGTTGATAAACAAAAGCAGACCTTATACTTATTCAATATTTGAAAAAGAAAATATTGATACAGAACTACTTATACACATTTCATCTGTTTTAAATTTATCACCTGCATCATTCTTCGAAGATATAACACCTAGTGTAATGCAAAATGGTACAAAGAATATTTTAGTTGGTAGAGATAATAACGGTAATATATCAACTAATGAATGCCAAGATAAACTTGAAGATGCTATGATAGAAATAAAGCATTTGAAAGCTGTTATCGAAGGCAAGGATAAGCTTCTCGAGGAAAAAGAACGATTAATTAATGTACTAATGAATAAATAACATGGAAGACTTACTGATATTGATAGCAGTCATTTCAATAATATTCGGAATATTGCAAATAATTCTCTTTTGTAAGATTTGGGGTATGACCAATGATATTAGAGATTTGAGGAGTGAATTTATAGGAGGGACAGACCAGTGGACGCTAAGAAAAGCAATCCTTAAAGGAGATAAAAATAGAATTGCAGAATTATTATTTAATGACATGTTTTATAGAATCAAGAAGTATTATAACGATTCTATTCCAGATCCTGATGGTTGTAAAAAGAAAGCTCTTGAAGAGCAAATCTCATCTCTAAAAAAAGAATATAAGAAAAAGTATATAAAATATGGTATTGAATTTCCTGAAGCTATTGACAAGATAGAGAAGCAGGAAGATATTGAGAATTTGTAAGAACAATCCGATTAATATACTAAGAATAAGCGACTAACAAACAAAAAATCAATAAATCATGGAAGACATAATTACATTTACAGGTGTAGTAATGATTGTATTCGGAATACTACAAATCATTCTTTTCTTTAAGATTTGGGGGATGACCAATAACGTTAGCAAAATTAAGGGCAAATTAGAAGAAAATCTAAACGATGATGCCATATTACTAAAAGCTCAATTATTTGCTTTAGACGGCGACAAACAGCAGTCTTTCAATCTTTATAAAGAGTCATTTCATAAAAGTATAATTGAATTATTCAATAAAACAATATCCGAGTTCGGGGACAAAGACAACTTAGATTATAAAGAAAGGAATGAATATTATAAATCCGAATACAAGAAAGTTGTAAAATACTATATAAAAAGAGTAGAGAAATTAGGCATAAAGCTTGATACTGAAAAATTTGATTCATACGAAAAAATACATTCACTTATATGTGAATCAATATAAAAACAAAATAAAAGCTAATTATGGAAGCACTTGGAATTATAGGTCTTGTATATCTATTGGCTGGAATCATCCAGTTGGTTATTCTTATTGTTTTGATTGTGAAGTTCCTCCAGCTTGCAGCTGATGTAAAGCAACTGAAAAACTTATATACTGAAAGGAGTCGTGAATTGTCTTCAAGCATTGATAAACTTTCTTCTGCAATAAAGGAGCAAAGTAACTCAAAGGATAACGATAAGCCCCATG